CGAGCGATTTTTACTTCTCGCTCGCTCATAGTCTTATCTTTCATATTAGGTTTTTTAATCCTAGGTGGTTTTTTCTCGCTCATTTAAACCTACTGTTGTTGTGCTTGTACGGCAGGAGCAACTTTATTAGCTACCNTTCTTGTTGCTGTCTAGCAGCTTCCTGTTCCGCTTGCGCCCTCTGATCTCTCAGTTGTTGAACCTCATTACTTCCACGGAATATTTCTTGATTAACACCATACAATTCTGCATTTATAGTCGTCAACATGTCAAAATCGATGTTATCCAAAACAGCAGGGTTAATCTGGGCAACACCTGCCATCGTCTCCATAAACTGTTGTAAAGTTCTAGCTTCTCCAAACCTTTGCGCTTTGGCAATTTGAGAAGAGAAGAATACATCGATATTCGCATCCTTAAGTTCATCGGGCATATTGTCTGGAAGCTCGTTAGCATCCTTCATAATTTCGATAACTCTACCAATTGCCGGACCTAAAAGCTCAAAATGTAATCGACCTAGGACAGGACCTAGAAGTCTCAAGTGTTCATCCACTCTTTGGTTAACTTCTGTGGCAGTCATTTGAGGACCGTCTTTCAGTTGAAGTTGGTCAATAAAGTAGTGTTGTTTGATCCTATCTCTATTATCTTGGAGCATTTCGAAACTGATATTTAAGTTTCCACCTGTTTCAAGAGGGAAGATAAGGTCTTTACTTCCAGACCTATAAGCATTAATAGCTCCTGGAGTAGTGTTAACTCTCCCTAAGAATCCATCATCTGGAACCATTAGTGGAGGATCTACCACTTTCTGACCTGCTCTAATATGAGTCTTCATTTGAACATTAAGCATTCTCACATCTGGCAACGCCTTCATAGAAGGAGATCTACCATAGGTCTCCCCTGTAGTTTTGATCCATCTAGGGATAGCCGCAGGGAAAGTATCGAATCCATCTTCCTTAAGAACTAGCTGTGCCTTCTCAAGCACATGAACCGAAGCATATTTCTTATTGGTCTTTATCTTAAGAGACTTCTTAAAATCTCTATTTTCTCTAGGGTTAATCGCTTTGATAACAACATACTTATCGTCAAGCTTCTTATTTTCGGCGAACTTCTCAAGCCCCTTGGCCTTCGGATACATATCTAGAATCTGTCTAAGTGTGAGCTCATCCTCTTGATGATCTACATTTACTTGACCTCTGGCATCTTCCTCAATCCAATGATTGTAAATTGGGTTGGCCGCGAACCTCATGATATTATCTTTGTCAGGCATTATCGTAAGCACACCAGTACCCATCGCACCTAGATCAAGATAGATCTCATGTATCTCTGTCTGGAAGTTCGAATTGTTTAGAACTTGGTGAATCTTTCTAACCATACGTTGCAGGTAGGTTTTAATCTCTGGCTTGGAATCAAACTCTCTGTTACCGGTAGTTAATTCAAACCACTGAACAGAAGGGTTAGTAAGCATGGAGTGTAAGGCAGAAGCAAGGAGCTCATTGTAATGTACTGCCGAAGAATCATATAGANCCTGCCGTGGCAGTTCCGTAGATGTTATCCTTATTTGGAAGTACGAAGAAGTTAACTTCTCTCCATCTGTCATCCCATTGAAGACGTTTGGCCTTCAGCCTCTTATGTCTGTCAATAACCGCTTTCGCTAATTTTTTACTCACATTATACCCCTTGAAGAGATAGCTGAGACCTTCCAGGCCTAGCTTTTCTAACACCTATATTCTGTCTTCTAATTTCAAATGCATCTGATATTAGACTTAATTGATCATCTGTAATGTCACTAAACGCTCCTAAGAAACTATTATCGTCCCCTACTCGCTCTTGGAAATTTCCGTTTTTATCGAAAAATTTTCTCTTCTTAGTAGGTTCTGTAATCCTGTTATTGGCTAAACTATCTACAGACTGACTATTCCCTTGACGAAGAAAAGACTGTATCTCTTCTTCTCCAAACCCTTGAGTTGTAGACCCTATAAACGTATTAGACTTTTCACTCATAATTTCTCCTAGGCTGCAAATTCATCATATTCATTATCCGCTGTTTCTTGGTTTTGTCTATGGCCTTGACCTGGGAACCCTGAAGGTCGGTCATCTAAAGCAGAGTAGCCAAAACTATCAGACCCATGCGACGACCAATCGTGAAGCGGCTTATCGTTGAAGATCATCTTCTTCCCATCCCACTCTTTCTGATAATTATACAAGCAATCTATTCCTCTTTCACAATTTTCTTCATCAAAGAAGGAAATTTCGAGTCTTGTTCTAGAAGCTTGGATTCTGTCTTGTATTCTTTGCTTCGGCTGTATTTCAACAACAAGACCAAGTTGACGAGCAGTTTCTTGTCTACTAACGCCAGTTCCCCATTCTTGAACCGAACCGTCATGAGGCCAGACGTGCCTTCCGTATTTGTATCCTTGGCCTCCGATAAACTCTCCAGAATCGACTTCCACTCTAGACCCTTTCGGTCCTGCCAATGCGTCAAGAACCTTGATAAAGTGCGGAACTCCATGTCCTGATTTTTCGTAATAGTACAGATAGTAAACCTTCCCGTTTATCTTTTGTGAAAACCATATAGTAGCTTTATCCCTAACACCAATATCCCAATGAGTGTCGATAGGATACTTAGGATTATAAGTGAACTTCCCAATACGTCCATCAGCTCTGGCCTTATTGACGAGGTGTCCATAGTAACTCCCTAGTACAGCAGCAGTGAATGAGCATTCTAACTCCTGCTCAACTTCCTCAGGCGAAAGATCGGAAATCATTTCGTCCATCTCTGTCTGATCTATAATACCAGTTTCACTGGCCTTGTAAATATCTGTTCTCCAAGATCTAGCAACAACGTACTTTCTCCACTCACCATATTGGTAGCGAATTGTCTCAGACATATTTTCCATTATTCTATCTAGTTCAACTTTAGGAAGATCGGGGACGATTCCGTTCTTATCTTCAAAGTCCATCCACTCTTCTACTTCTTGTTCGATGTCGTGGTTTGCTTCATATTTTTTACAGAATAGTTCATGCTTCTTTGCTTTTTCGTATCTATGGTAAAAATGGTTCTGCCCTTTGGGAGTCCCAATAAATACCGCCCATGGTTCGAGGAGGATACCAACTTCGGCAGCAGCCTTCTTTCTATCGGCAAGAGCCGGTCGCACGATCTGACCCCAAAGAATAGGATCGCACTGAGCAAACTCATCCAGAACGGCACCATCGAGATACAGACCACGAAGATCGTCTGGAGAGTCCGCACCAATAAGCATAAGTTTGATAACATCTGGATCCACCTCTCCTGTCTCAGGACATCTTCTACCTGGGCGTTCGATATACACTGTTAGCTCTGACTTGTTAACTTTAACACCTGGAAGAAACCTAGTGTAGTCAATGAAGTACTGCCACGCAATTNTTCCTTAAAGCTTTATCAATGATCTCGTTTACCGCACACACAGTCTTACCGAAACGTCTGTGGCACACGAGAACATTAAATCGCCTCATCATTGTATGAAGGACTTTTTGAAGTTTACGAGGTTTATACCCTGTCTTTAACTTCTTTACATTGTCTGGTTGGGAAGGACCGTCACCAAGTAAGTCACTTGGAGACGAATCCATTAAGGCAGAGTTTATAGTTCTGGCTCCATAGCAGTTTGAATAGCAGCTCTAATATCGTCACCTTTCTTTAAACCTTTGATGTCGATCTCTTTTTCTTCCGCTAGAACTCTCATCTCTTTAACACTCATTTCTTCAAGCGTCTTTGGAGCTGCAGGCTCTTTAGGTTCTTTAGGAGCGGCTGCAGGTTTAACAGCTTCTTTCTTTGGCTCTTTATATGGACTGAAAGATCCATCAGCATTTAGTACTCGTTTCTTCATCTCACATCCTCCTAGGAATAGTTTAAGAATATCATATATGAAGTCGTAATGTTGCCACAAGTATAAAGAGATGGGAAGGAGCGGCTGCGAGAAAAGACGTAAGATATAGTGCTACGTGTTAAAAGCTATTAGAAAATAAAATTAGTACGTGGTTCTATGGTGCTACGTGTTAAAAGCTATTAGAAAATAAAATTAGTACACGTGGTCCCCTCACCCTCTTAGGATCTTTGGACTTTGGGGGTGCCCCCTCCCTCGTATCGTTGCCAGATGCTTACCCCATACGCACTTTCATCGCAACTGGCAACACTCGCACATCTAACGATACTCACGACCTACTTATTCAGCAATACTATCACTCTCCTATCATACATATGTGTGTGTGAAGAGTGCGTTGCCTGAAGGTACGACGTATCTCTTTTAGCATACCGTTGCCAGTTACATATATAGTTGCTTCATATGTTGCCAGTTACGTAGGTTTATTAGAGATAAATGTTTATTTCAGGGAGAGTCCCCAACAAATAGGAACGATCTTCAATACTCTAAGGGAGTAGCACTCTACCTACTTATAGGTGTTGCCAACTGTATACTATGTAATACTTACAAACGTAACTGGCAACACTTGCATATTTCTAAACACTGTTATAAAAGAATATCTAACAAGGCATCAATAAAGGTGCTTATCTTACCAAAGGATTAAAAATGAAAGGTTACAAAGTATCAATGTTATCAGCAGCTATCGTCATCAGTTTTATGGCCACATCTAAGGCAGCTTGTTCACTCACTCTTTATAAGAAGACTACCTCCGCAAAGACTGTTTATACCTCTAAAGGTGAGACTATCAGTGCTAAGACTGTTGAGAAGTTAAAGAGTGACTGTGCAATTACTACGAAAGTTATGAGTTCTTATAAGAAGAAACAACTTGAAATTGCACGTCTTAATAAGAAGCTAGCTAAACTTAAAGCTGCTCAAGGGAAGAAGTAATGAAACTTATTCTACTCACTTTAAAGCTGTACGCTTCTATGACAGGTACAGAAACTAATATCGAGAGGCTTCAGGCCTCTTTTTCTACTGCCGCCTGTATGACAGAGTACAATGAAAGCGTGTGTGCTAGTTATTGTCTTAATAGTGCCTACATGGGTCACGACATACAGGAAGAACTAGTTCCAGTTTGTAATGAAGTACTAGAACTCTTTCAAGGAGAGAATTAGTGATTATAGTTGCTAGATGTTTCAATTCAGATGAGACCCTGCCTATTTTCAGATTGAAGTGCATATATAGAGGTGAGAGAATAGCCTCTTTTATTGCCTCCAATAATCTTAAAGACCTTAAACATGAGGAGTTATATGTTTTAAAGATATCGGATATTAAGATCGTAGGCGAGAGTCTTGTCGGTCAGGTGGATAAGATAGAGGGTATGGCAGATGTCTGTTAAGTCATGGCCTACATGGAAAATTAAAGAAGTTTTAGAACATCCTTACTATCAGGGCATCGACGGTAAGGACTATGAGCCGATAAAAGATGAGCTTCAAGAAGAACTATGGCGTAGGCAAGAAAAACAAGACTTAATTGACCACAATAAAGCAATAGCGGAGTGTATTTTAAACTCAACAATTTGGGAACATGGCCCGATATGGGGTGAGGAGGTAGAAGAATGAGAACTGAAGAAAAGTGGCTTATTAAGCCAATAAAACTAGAAAGTATGGAAAGGCAAGAATTGATAAATATTCTTACTAGAAGATGTGGAGAAAAGACTCATAGGAGAGTTACGTCAATACTCACCTATAACTTTGAAACAGTGAGAGAGACAGGGTTACTCGATAGATTTTATGTAAATGAGAGTGGTCTCCATTACTGTGCCGGTCAGTCGTACCCTTGTGAGATTAGACGCATCAGACAAGAAATACTGAAGAGGTGGCCGTAATGAGATTAAAGAAAACTCGTCAAGACATTTTCAATCAGTTAGACGTTACTAGGTTGGAACTGTTTAAAAACCTACAGGCAACCGACGATGAACTAGAAAAAACTTATAAAGATTATAGAGGGGAGTTATCAGCTCTCTTTGAAATGATCTTGGAAGTTGAAGGGGAGTTATCATGATTTTAGAAGACGCAATGAGAGCACTATTTTCACCAAGTAACCAGATTAAACTTTCTTGTTATGAGTGGTTACAGTGGGAGGACGAATACATAGTGAGAGACCCTAATACCTACTTAATAGTTGATGAAAAAAAAGGGGAAGAAGTGAATGCCTCAGTATTAATTGATAATATTGATTCGGATTGGTTCCAAGTCAGAGATAAGGGGGAATAATGGGCTCTAATACAAGTTCACGCATACAAAGCAAAGTAGTACAGGTTAAAAATAACTTAAATAAAGGAGAAGTAAATAGGGTATTCCGGTTTGATATAGATTTGAAGGGCGAGGGTGTGAAAGAGTTAGAAGTGGTGGCAGATTCATATATTTGGGCCCTAAGAACAATAAACAAAAAATATAAATATTTAAGCTTGAAATTGAAGAAAGGAAATAAGTAATGGAGATAATAAAGCCTAGAACTAGAATAATTTATCAGTGGGACTGCGGAAGGACTGAGGCCGTCGTTCAATGTTATACGAATGATATTGACGAAGGAGAGAAGTACCGAGTTAAGAACTCTGGAACTATTATGAACGGTAGCTTTCACACCATAGATAGAGATCAAATAAGAGTGGTTGTACTGGAAAAAACTGTTAAGGCCTACGCTTTTAAAACAAATGCCGGCACTATTGTATGGTCTGAAAGATTAGATTCTAACGCTACAGTAGGTCTTGTAAGGGTTGAAGAGTTCGATATGGAAAAAACTATAGAAACCGTAAAAACACTAAAGTAAATCTTCGTCGGATTCCTCTGCGAGTCCGATAATTTCGCCGGTGGGAGCTTGCAACTTCTTTCTTGCTCGCTCCACTGGTGAATACTCTCCAATTCTATTTATTTTCTTATCAATCTCATCAATAGGTCTTGCATTAGTCTCTACATCTGGCAACGCCCCACCCTGGTTTATACCCGTATCAACAACAATCTGAGCTGCAACCGAATGACTGACCTCTTGTTTATCCTTAAATTGCCTAGGGAAATAATTTTTAAGGGCAAAGATAACTGGTGCCGGCTTTCCGTCAACTGTCCCATCTGCTTGACCGTTTAAAATAGTTTCCCAATAGTAGTGCTTGGCAACCTTACCCATTTCGACGGCTTCCATGAAGTGAGGATTTTCTTTACGCCAACGATTGATAACACTTAAAGATACCTTAGCTACAAATGGAAATGATGAAAGCGTGTGACCTTTTGACATATGTTCGATCAATTGTTCGCCGTATCTTTCGTCGTAATCTCTACAGTCAACCCACCACTTACCGGTTCTTCCATTCTCTTCGCCAAAATTACTCATAATAGATGCGCTCCACTTTCTCGGTACTCTTTGTACTCGTTCGTCTTTACATCATGACACGACTTACAGATAGCTTGCAAATTTGATTTATCGCAGAACATTCTGGAAGCGTAACAATGCAGATCACCTTTATATTGACCTACTTCTTCAATGTGATCGACCTGTATTTTCTCATAAAGACCTCCACATACGTTACACTTATGCATTACTTTGTATTTTCGATTTCCGTTCTTAAAGTAACCAATATGAACTTTTACTTTACTCTCTTTAATAACATCGTTACGAATATGCCACCTAAGAGTCGAACTTCTCAATGCTTTCAGTATCAATGAAACCGTTTTCTTGTCCATATCTATGCTCTCCATGAATATCTGATCTATTACTGTGAAATCTCTTCAAACTGACTGTCTTAGGTGCGCAGATAATTAACCTTATTTGCCCCTTGCTAAATTTTGCTTTTATATAGGTGTTGTCACCAACTAAAATGAAATCATCCCTTCTATCGCAATCGGCAATACTAACACTTAAAAGACCTATTTTATTGTTACTCTCCACAACTCACTCCTTATTAGCGGGTAATAAATACCTTACCGTTTATTTTTTACTGGATCAATGTTATAAATAGGTGTATGTTGCCAGTCGCAGTCGGTAACTATTCACTAGGAGTTGTGAAAATGAAAGAAATGATTGAAGGTTTTAGATTAATATTCCAAGGTATGGCGGTTTTTTCGATAATAGTCATTATCCCTCTAACACCTGTATTCTTAATATTTAATTTTACGCCTGAGAAATATCATCAAGGCCTTATACTGACTTTGATTTTAACCATTTACTTGCCGACTATCGCCTATTTAATAGGTGTTGTGAGGGATTCTTAATGACAATATTAGAGTACCTGGCCAAGAAAAGGTTAACAGGTAGGCAATTCGCCCAGATGCTAAAAATCCAACCTTCTACTTTATTTAGGTATATAGAGGGTGAAAGAACTATGAACATTGAAATGGCTTTCAAGATAATCAAACTATCTAAGAACAAAATAACACTTGAAGGACTTATCTCTACTTTAGAAGGTTATGAATATCTAAGTCCTCGAATTAACTA